TACTTGTTAGTTCCATATTCGCGGTGAAAGAAGTAGACGACGGAGTTGTTCGAGACCGGTAGCGTCTAGCCAGCGGTGAAAGTCTTGCGATTCTCAACTGTTCATCGTGCGGGATTCCTGGAGACCTAGGGCGCTGTCTCACGGACCTTGGCTTCTTCACAGGAGGAACGGGTACGTCACCAAGTGATACGACCGTCTCCGGAAGTTTTTTAACTACCCAGGAACGAACCGTGGATCTTCTGCGCGGTGGATCAAACGCGTCCGCGATGGACTGTAGCGTCCACCCAGCCTCGCTGAGATCCTGAACCCTTCTCCATAGAGACTCCTTTGACAGAGTGGCGATCAGGTCCTGCTCGCTCTTTGGTAGATCCGGAGTATGCATGTAGATACCGTATCATACTCTTTTGGAGATGTGTACATTTTGCGGCGATAAGATGATGTACAATTCGGATTATTTGATACCTTAAGGTTAAGTGCCTTGGACGTGAGAGACCGCCTCGTATAGGGAGAGAGACTCTCTAAAACGTCTCCAACTATTTTTCAGAATAAAAATTATTTTGTAATGCGAGAATAAAAAAGACCACGTACCGTTAGATACGTGGCCTTCATAATGTTTTACGTTAGATAACAACGTTTACGTTTGAGTCTCCTTCAAAGATCTTCCTAAAGGTGTCAGCGTCTACTGTTCCAGTAGATGCCAGTCCTTTGTCCTGTTGGAACTTCTCAATTGCAATCATTGTGAGTTCTCCAAGCCAACCATCCTTGTCACCTACCACGTCGTTATATCCTAGTTCCTCTAGGCGACGTTGAAGGTGGTGGATAGTTAATGACTTGCGCTCATAGATATTTTTGTATACACATTTGGCTAGGTATACGTCGTCTGTGTCACCTGTACCGATGACGTGTTTCTCTGTAGGTGTATCTACCACTAGGGTAGGAACAACCTCAGGAACAACTACAGGTTCAGGTTCAGGTTCCTCAACTGCAACAGGCTTAGGTTCCTCAACCTCTACAGGTTCAGGAGCTGGTGCCGCAGGCATGTCAATGAACACCGTAAGGTTATCATCAACTACCGCAGGGGTATTATCGATGTCTAAGTTTTCTTGGTCCATAGGTTTATCTTACTCTAAGACTTGCCCGTTGACTTAGGATACTTCAGCATGAGCTCGTCGATCTTGTGTTCATGCGCCGTACCGTCGTAGGCATTTGGGCCTAGACCCCATGATCCCCAGTCCTTGCCACCCTTTGTCATATGAAACGCAACCTGCGCGTTTGTGACAGGGTCGAAGAGCTGGTCATTGGTAAGTACATCGAACTTGTCGCGGCGTGCCGCACCGAGGTCTCCGATCATGTTGATCTGAAACAACCCGTATGAGTTATCGCCTGTGCCAACGTTTTTGTTGTGGGCAATAGGACGACCACCGGACTCCTTCTTTGTCACGGCCCAGGCGGTTTGTAGCGCCTTGCCTTTGAAGCCTACCGCATCGAGTAGCTCGATGAGTTGGCCGTCGGTGAGAGTCTTAGCTCCCTTGTATTTCACCAGCGGATCCGTCACTACCGTGATGGTAGGAACTGATACCGTAGATGTTGATAGTGCCGAGCTTGTGTTTATATTGAACACCATAAACACGCCGATCGTTAGTGCCGTTATATAGGCCGCTGTCGACATTGCTATTCCACGTATTGTGATTTGCAACGCTAGTTCGCCTCCTTAGGTTGGGGATGGGACAACCTGGCAGTACCGCACCAGGTATCTTGCTACCACCATGCTTCTCAGGTTTGCACCTGTCCTCTACCGCTTGCATGGGGCCGGAGATAAGAAGGGATGACAATGTCGTTCCTTTCGTCTCTCCGTAGTGGGCCGTTTAGCCCGTAGGTATAACTATACCATAGCATCGGTGAAATAGGCACCCGTATGGCACCTATTTCTCCAAATATGTGTTGTTCCTCTAGCTCCTCATGGCCAACATCGCCATGGATACCGACGTTAACCCTAGGGCTAGGACAAAGCTGCCCCTCTCAGGGGAACTGAGCGCCACCAGAAGGGCAAGTAAAGCCGAGCCGGCGGACAAGATGGCAGGCCAGGCTAGCTCGCGTACGAGTAGCCAAAGGTTGTTCATTACTTAGCCTTTGCCTTTCGGGTTTTACCCTTAAGTCTATCGGAGGTGTTGCGTATCGGTGTACCTGCCTCCTGGATTAGCTTACGGGCTCTGCCGTACGTAATTCCAAGTTCCTGGGCAACCTCGACTACAGACTTACCAGCTGTGTAAAGCGATGCAGCCTGCGTAGATGTGATTGTTGACACTAGTCTTCCTTTCGTAGTTTCTTCATTTTCGCGCTCTATCGGTTAGGTATGTGAACGCGCGACTAGCTCACATGCCTCTTTGAGCAAAGTGGTACTGCTCAAGATTTCTTGGCCTTTTCCGGCTTGGGAGGGGTCTTTCCATGTTTGTTGCAGAGTACCTTTCCACCCCACGGTCCTCTTGGTTTTAGGTTGTTATCACAATCGGTGCCGTATCCGGCTGCATAGCACTCTAGCTTCTCGGTCTTCTTCAAGGCCGTGGTTAAAGCTACAAGCGCTCGCTTGGTGATACTTGTCCGAACTAGAAATCCATCCTGCTCATGACACGTGCCGCATAGATACTCGTTGCGCCGGTGGGACGGATCCCGGACGGAGCTTGGGTAATCACAGCGATCACAGTGCTGAACGAAACGTACGTTTGCCGTAAGCTTCTTGTAGTCATCAGAACACATGAGCTTTTCATCAAGTTCATAGACGAGTACGTTTGTGTCACCGCACAAGGAACAGGCATCATAGACGTAGCGTTGTTCGCGCTGGTTTGTGCCTAGCATGTTGATCCTCCGTATTCGTCCTTAGGAAGAATATATTCCTTATTCCTCTTCTTGTAAACCTTTTGGTTCGTAATCTTTTACGATACCTGCGTGCTGTGGACCCCACTTGCGCTCGCCAGGATGAAGGCTATCTTCCTCCTTGGCGCGACGCTTGGCGTCTAGTGAAATTACGTTCTTCACTTTTTCCTTGGCTTCATAACGCCAAGCAAAGGTTCAAGCCTGATCGTGTTCTTCCTGTAGCGGTAGAACTTTACAGCGGCAAGTGCCACGGCAACGGCAAGAATTAGAAATACGTTGATCTCAAGAGCAAATAGATCTCGTACGTAGATCGAAAAAAGATTTCCGTAGATGTCCATACTGAACAGTGCGTCCATGTTTATCTCTCCTTAGTTATTTTTGTTTGCGAACTCGGTGTTCGCAATGTCGTCAAGGGCAGCCGCAAGAAGCATTGCCGGAAAGAATCCGAGAACACCCATAATTGCAGCGCCAACGAAGGTTAGTAGGCTTTCGCCTGCGAAGAAGAACATCGCTGAGTAGATTACCCACACGGTAGCAACGAACTTCATTGCAACGGCGTACCTACGAAAACGATAACCTCTAAAGTTATTTATCTTGATCTTCATGGGGAAGTCCTTTCGTCGTTTTGTCCTTGGGATAATTATATCAGGTAGATAGGGAAGATTAGCTTTTTGTTCCCCATGTGACCAGCGAGATTACCTTGTCCGCGAGGAAGATGCTACGTCCATAGGTTTCAGCCCATGACTTAGCCTCTGCCTCTGACCGGCAATACTGGTAAAAGGTTTCCCCATTACTCATTGAATAGTAGTACTTGGTTTGGTTTCCAGGTACATTTTTCATTAGAGAGTTGCGATTCCTACGATGGTGCAAAGTGCGATTGCAACGATTGCTGGTAGTGGAGCTGCATCTGGCAAGTTATCATTGAACCAGTCATTGATGTTTCCAAAGAAATCTACTGTTGAATCCATTGCGTTTCCAAAGAAGTCGCTTATCATTGTGGGTCCTTTTCGTCGTTTACCACCAGTTATTTGGTGATAGGTTAATTATATCAGGAAGATCAGGAAACTCTTAGGGGATGCCCCTTAAAGGCGTTGATTTCCTCTAAAGAACGATTAAACGACTCGACGTCAATCATCGAGTCCCACTCCTCCGCACGAACATCAAGCAGAAACACCGCAGGAGTCAGTTCCTCATTAAGCGGTTGCCATACATGCGCCATCACC